TGTTGCACTATCTACTCCATTACCATTTCCCTGTGCCCTAAATGGTTCTTTAGTAATAGGACAAAACAGAGTGTTTTTTCTTATTTCATAATACTCCTTAAATGTTAATTTAAAAGAAATATTATCTTTAATAGCCAATTTTTTTCGCATTCTATAAGCCCCATGTATGTTCGCACATGATTTACACCACAATTGAACCCCATCTTTATATTTAGAACTATTATGGAATTCTATTAATTCTTTTGATATATTACAATTTGTACATTTTTTCATATTTTACTCGAAGTATAGTTTGAATACAAATATACTAATGCACATTATATTGTTATCCGCCCTATTTTAATCTATTGGTCCTTCCAATATTTAGAATCATATTCATCTCGCAATACTGCTGACCATCGATCAACGTTATCATCTGAGTCATAGTGTATACCCTCATTGCCATTTTGTCCAATAATATCTATACGAGATTTTTTCTTTTTAAATATCAAATCCCAGTTCCTATCAAGTTCTTCTTGTGATACTTGAGCTGGTCGTCTATTAGATCCTTTGCCTGCTTCTGAATGATTACTCAATCGGTGTTCTCCTTGCAATTTCTTTAGCAATCTTAGCACGCTTTTTACCAGCCTCTTTAACTTTATCTAACATCTCATAAAGTTTTTTCATGCTTAATGCTTTAAGTTTATCTTTACCCGTTTTAGTTTTAAACGGATCACGATGTCTTTTACTTGGGTGTACTCTTTGTTCTGCCATGATTTTTCCTTAAATAAAAAAGAGGAGCCCGTACAGCAGCCCCTCCTACTTCACCACCACGTGAAAGTTCTATATTTCACAAACACCGCTCACGCATGCAAGCATTTGTGCGCCTTCTACATTGTCAGTTATTTCTTGGAACTTAGTCCAATCAATGACAGGCATTTTTGCTTTTAGTTCTTTATATTCTGCTTCTGTGCACTCTTCATATGGTGCTTGTCTATATGTACCACCATCATATGGTAAATATGACACACCACTAATATGATCAAAATGATCCCATGTCCATGCACCTACACTCGGCCAATCTTTTTCTTCAACCGATATTGTAACAGAAGGTTTGTGTTCACACCACTCTCTTTGATAAGTTAACCATAATTCTAAGTGGTTAATTGGAGTGACATCTGATCGTGTTAATCCATCTGGCGCTTTTTGAGGGAAGCTGAATACTGTTGTTTGCGTCGGTTTATATACGCAGTCTTCGCTAGGAACGCCTTGTTCCACAAGGAAGGTTGTAAGTGGATCTTTTTTGTCGCCACGTACTCTTCTGATATAGAATTTAGAATGTCTTGGATGGATTCCTGACGCAGAGTCAACAAGTTGAGAGACTGTTCCACTTGGCTTGACGCAGGTAATTGCTGCACTGGTTGGGACTCCAAGTTTTTCTGCCCAGATTTTGTTCGTAGCTCTCGCCACATCTCTAAGTTCGTTAAGAATTCCATTTAGTTTATCTCCTTGGGTGGTCATTAAAGTATTATCAAATATACCAGTTAATGATACACCAAGCAAGCGTTCTTCTTCAGTATTCTTTTGCCATACTTTTCTTAGGTACGGGAATTTTGTGAACGTTGACTGTATAGTACCCAAAATAGTCGCCAAGATAACTTTGCGTTCAAGTGATTTTTTGGTATCGTCGTGGCGTATAACAACTTCCGTGAGGTTACAAAATTGATACGGACGAAGAATAATTTCGGAGCACGGATTGCAACCGAATTCGAAATTTGGATCTCGATGTCCGAATTTTGATACCGTTTTCTTAGCAGCCTCTCGATTGAAAATACCGCGCTCCCCCGAGTGACTGTTGTAGAGTGAGAGCCATTCCTCCATGAACTTACCAACTGTAGGCGTCTCGTTATATACGGCGGAATTATTCGCAAGCGCGCGATGCGGCGCTGTGTCCCACCAAGGTCCCGCTTTTGCATGTCTAATCCTTTCATCATCTAAATCTGATAATGAGATCATAGCAGATCGACGTACGCCACCCACTACAACCACTTCACCAATCTTACACATAATGTCGTGGCACTCTAATGAATTAAGTTTACGACCTTTGGCATGTTTGAATGTTGCTACTACAAAATTAAATAGATCAATTAATGGATCTGGACCAGATGCCCTACCGCCAAATGTTTTTAATCGAGCACCCGCTGGGCGAATTTTTGACATGTCCCATTTTGGGATTTCACCTGCCCATAGATGAGCCAATAATAATCTTAATGCTTTTGCCCAACCTTCTTTCGAATCATGAACGGCGATGGTGTGCTCGGAATCAAATAGAGTGTCCGGCACTTCGGGCAGTTTGTTAATATTACTTGATTCGACAGAGAAACCAACTCCTGTTCCACATAACAAAATAAACATGGCCTCATCAAATGACTTAGGATCATCGACTGGAAGGTACGAACAATTATATACACAGGTGTTATCACGATCAGCGCTCTTTCCTGCCGTCATCATAGCACGCATGGACGGCATAACTTCATGGTTATAAATAGCAAATGTAATTTCTTTTTTTAATTCTTCATCATCTTTAATCACATCTGTGCGACTAAAAATATAATCTACAAATCTTTTGGTTGTTTCTTCCCATGTTTCACGTCTATTCTTTTCATCGATAAAACGCGCGTATCGACTCGCGGCAATGTATTCTCTATATTGATCCATTTAGTATCTTTCCAATAATTATTGCAGCATGTTTCGCTGCATCTTTTTCTGTTATTTTAAAATCGTATTTGCTAGGTGGTGTAAATATTTTGTTAGTGTCTTCGTAGCGTCCTTCCTTGATGGTGTCCATCCATACAGTTATTTGTGGCTCAAACAATGCATACATAAGTTTTGTCGGACAAACAAAATCGCATATGACATAATTTTCTTTGGATTGTTTTGCTAGGTAATACATTCTAGCAGATTGTCGTAATCGACCATTATCAGAAAAGTCCCAGTCATTGAAGTCTTCCCGAACTCGATCCGCATTAAACCATTTAACAGATTTGTTATGATGTTTTAATTGCCTCATCAAAGCGCGGGCCATTGTTGTTTTGCCCGCGCCAGGAAGACCCATGACTAAGATTTTTTGCATTAGACTGCGAAGTCAGCTGCAGCAGAAGTGCCACCGCCTAATTGATCTCCGTCTTCTAACTTTTGTACGTTATTTAAACCGCACGCAATACCTTTGTTACCTGATGCATTATATGGATACATGGTGACTGAAGCACGACCATAGCAACCACTATAGAACTCTGAAGGATCAATGATCGCATTCATATTAGCATCAACAACGCCTGGTTTTTGTGCTGAGTTTGCATTGATAAAGTATGAGTTAGCATATGCTGGATCATCTTTCTCTGCATCACCATCACGTAAACCACCTTTTAAATTCTTTGGAACTGCACCGCCAAAGAATGCTGCGTTTGTGTTTGCTGCATCTTCAAAAGCTTTTTGAAATTTAGCTACAGTTTCTGTATCAGACTTTGGAATAATCAAAGATACTGAATACTTTGGTGTACCACCTTCAACTGCTGCACTTGGTTGAAACACGTGCGCATATGAAAAACGTACTTTACCTGTAACAATTTTAATTTTATTTGTTGCTGCCATACTATTTCTCCTTAACGTAAGAACTAAACTTCAATAGGGGTTAGTTCGTCTACCCTTTCTTTTACAGTATAGTTTATATTCTACACTGATAACTGCTATTATAAACATCAATATTAAACAAAGCAACGGTATTATTAAAAAACACCACATTATAATATTATTAAGCGTCATACATTATCCCATTATTTTCCATTGCTTTTTTAATCGCAAGGGAGTTGACGAAATCTTTCATATATGTTAGATCATCTAACATATCAGGATCCATCTGAACTAATAGCATAACTTCATAGACGCCATTACGCAAGTCATTTATTGCCTCCCACTGACCGCTGTTTGGTAGTGAATCAAAGTCTTTTGTAAATTTGTTGACAAGGCTGTCAGGTACATCAATTAATCTACCAAAGCATCTATACTTCATCACTTAAAGTCATCCGCCGCGTTGGCTGAGTCGCGGACTAATTTAGGCTGACCCTCAGGACGTTGTACTAATTCACCTAACCACGAAACAATCTGACCTTTCGGTGCTAGTTTTTCTAACGTAGCAATTGACTTTAATTTGACAGGCTCAAAAATGGCTGTTTGATCTAAACCTTTTTCTAAGAGTACTTTAGCAGCCAATGTTTGATCTGTGATCTTTCTGTGTGTCACTGAGGTAGATAATTTAAATCCAACAGGTATTTTGTTTTCATGGACTGCACGATTCAATGCAAAATCTTCCACGTCATTTACCCAAGTCTTTAAGTCTTGTGCTTTGAGTAGTACATTGTTAAGTTCGTCTTCACTTAATAATGGAGGATCTCTAAAGTCAAGTTTGGCTAATTCGGAATTATAATCTGCACGAGCCCTACAAATTGCTTTCGCTTTACACCATTGACAATGATCTCCAGCAATGAATGATCCTGAACCAGTCCAAGCAAGTCGGGCTTTTGGGGCTACAAAAAATTTAACCCAATCTAGCATTTTAGCTAATGTTGTACTATCTGTTGTTATACTATCCAAACGTGGTTGAACGATAGTGTATTTTAATTCTTTTATATTTGGAAACTCTTCTTTAAATTTAGACCAAGCGCCAATGCTATATAAACGTAATTGACTGTTATCAATCGCGTTAACTGGAATGCCTTTACCAAATTTTAAATCAATTACATGAATAGAATTTTCAGATAGTATTACGACGTCAGCTGTACCAAATCCATTGGGAGCCCATTCTGAGTAATCTACTTTTTGTTCAAATAATGGTTTATCATTATCTCCAATTTGAGATTTGACAAACATGACATAATTATCTACGTAATATTCAAATTCTTCATTATAGTATTGTGATAATTTAATAATGTCATATTCACGTTTAAATTCTTCACTGTCAATCTGGCCATAATGATGCCTTAGTTTAACTTCTGCTAATGAATGTGCCATAGTTCCTTCGGCACTAAAGTCAAAAGTAGTTGAGTTTTTTGGAGGGTCTGGAAGAGTAGATTCTAGTTTGACACTAGGTGTACATATAAGCCATCGATGAGATGATGATGCGGATAAAAGTGCGTGTGCTGTAGACATAATATTCTTTCAATTCGTAAAAGTGTACATATACTAATGCAAAAAAATAGGCCCTTTCGGGCCTAATTATTTTTATTTATTTTGGGCAAAACTATTGCTTTAATGCTGAAATTAGGTTAGCAATTTCCTTGTTAAAATCGACTGTCACTTCAGCTTTTAGATCAATCTTTTGTTCACGTGTATCTTTATAGTCTTCGGGATATTGACCACGTAAAGCAATCTCTGCAACGCGTGAATTAAATGCCTTGTTTTCTATGTTGGCCAACATCATCATTTCCCAGTATGACTGACCATATGTTGTAGCAAGATCCATAGTCTCTGCAAAGAATGGATCTTCTTTCTTTAATTTTAATGCAGTAGTTTTACTAATACCAATCGCAGCATACATCGATTTTTGAGATGCACCTTGCTTGCCTAAATCAAGAATGATCTTGGCATGG